TACATTCGGATCACCTGTTCTTGCCGCCATTCCCGCTGGACGGAAATATTGACCAAAACGTTCTGGATCGTATGCTTCACCATCAACAGATGCTTGGAACATCTCTTGCATTACCTTAAGTTCTACATCTGTAGGCTTCTTAGGTAAAAAGTCTCCCAAGTTAAACAAGCCATGCTTGTCAATTGCCGCCTTCTCATCTTCAGTGATTGGACGCTCTCTACGAGACCAGTTTGAAGTTGAGTAGTCTGCATAACCACCTTTAGAAGTTTTTACAATTCTAAAGTCTACACCTGCTGTGTAGTCTGTTGGTAGTTCTTCCATATCCGGATCAAGTAGAGCAGATTTAATTAATTGGAAAATTTGTGGGCCAATAATAAAACGTCTAATTGGATTTTCTGGAAGTGAGTCTTCGTTAAGTCCGTTTTCAGTTACGAACCCTTGGAAAATGTATGAACGCTTCTTCCAATACTTACGACCCATATCCTCAAGAGTTGGGTCTTTAAACCAACCACGTACTTCGTTAAGAATTGCACATGATTCGCCGTACATTTCCATACATGGAATTTGTACTTGTACTGGACGACTGTCCGTTTCACCTTTCACACCTGCGAAAGGAAGTTTGATCATCAAACGTTCTTTCCAAAAGAAGTCTGCATTTTGATCACCATCAGGTAAGAAACGTACAGTTGACTGTTCGCCTTCCTTCAAGTTCCAAAATGGGTAAATTGCGTTGTCGCCGCCGCTTGATTGATTAGAACCACCTGTGCGTGATTCTGCTTCTTTAAGTTTAGCACGAATTTCTGCTAATGTTGCCATAATAATGCCTCCTATAAAAATGCCTATGGGCTAATGTTAGTGCCTTGATTGTGTTTAGCACATAATGTATACTATACACAAACTTACTTATAAAGTCAAGTGAAACTTTGTCAAAAAAGTGAAATTAGTAGGATACTCCTGCCAAAGTCTTAATTCTTGCCATTTCTTCATCTTGATTTGTAACCAATTCCTTCATGATGTTCATAGCATCTCTCATTGCTTCGTCACCATACTTCTTTTCAACTGCTGTCATTACAGCCGTTTCACCTTTAGGGAATTGATTAGTAGTATAATCAAAGTGTCCTTTGATAAACTCATCTAAAGGTAATTCTTCTTCTTCTTTGTCGTGTAATTCATCTGGAGCATCTGCTTTTGAAATAGCACCATCTTTGTCAATTTTGACATCCATAGTGTCGTCATCTTCTTCGTCATCTGCGCCTTTCTCTGCCATTAGTTCTTCTGCTGTCCAAAAGTCTTCAACTTGTAGGCCTGCTAATCTAATAGCATCTTCAAGTGTATGTTCTTCACCATCTGATGTTTTGAATTTAGTTCCTGGCTTTGCACCTTTGGCTTTTAATTCACGTACCTTTTGTGCAAACTCGTTGCCTTCTTCAATTTCTGGTCCTTGCTCATGTTTCGATGTAGCAACTACGTTGTCCAAGTGTGAAGCATACGCATCTTCCATGTCCGTGCCTTCAACATCAAATCCTGTAATGTCACTGCCTAAAACCTTAATTGCTTCTTCAACGTTGTCTTCGTCAATTTCGGATACACCCATTATTTTGATATATTCTTTTTGCATAGCATCTGTAATAGGTAACAATTCGCTGAATAGTTTAGAGTCTTTAAAAAGTTTTTCTTCTGCTTCGTTTCTGTCACCGCCAAGTTTTTCAATTGCGTCACTTAATTCATTATCTTCTACACCGTCTGTCAAAATACCTGTGTCTGTGTAGGCTCTGAACATTCCACCTGGTAAGTCATCACCGTTACTGCCTTGATACTTGCTGTATTTGTCATGCCAGGCTTTAAGTTGTTCTTTCTTGCCACCATCTTCTGTTTCATCTGGGCCATCAAACTCGCCTAACAAATCTTCCGGGCCAATCTGTTTAGCCTTTGTATTTTCTTTAACAAGATTGTAAATGTAAGGAAATACACTTTTTAGGTCTTCGTTGAACTGACGAATAGTTAATTCATCAATCCAATTTGATGAAACATCTTCTGGTACTTCTTCAAGCACAGTTTCTTCAAATGATTCAAACGCTTCTTTATAGTTTGTTGGTCTTTGTAATTTAAAGACTGTTTCTTTGATAGTATCAATTCTTTCGTTTACAATGTCCATGTAACCGGCAAGACCCTCTGCCATTACTGCTGAACGATTCATGTAAGTTTTAAATGTACGTAATTTAGAAAGTTCTTCGCTGAGTGATACGATGTGTTTTCCAAATGAGTCATACTGATTACCACCTTCACTTACGTGTGTAGCCATTGCTCTTGCGCCATTCAAATGTCTATATGGATATTTGAATCTTTCGCCTTCTGCACTTTCAATATAAATTGAATCAATTTTTTGTGTTCTGCCTGCTGGATTTTCAAAATCAACAGGTCCTCTATGCTTGACAATCATCTTTGCATTGCCAATGTCTTGGAAACTTGTTTTAGAAGTTCCGTACATTTTACTTTCACTCATCTGTTCATCTCCGGGTCTGTTTGTAGATAGATATTGGTAATCTCTTTTATCTAAATTGCTTTTAGTTATATCTCTTGTATCAAAATTTAACATACGCTTCTTAGCAAATGTTCTCATTTCTTTCATAAAATTGTACCACATACTTTTAACTGTATCTGGTGAACCTTCAATTAGATCGTTGTTATAAAGTATTGTAATACTTTTTTCATCTAATGTAACATTAACTTTAACTCCTTCTTTGAAATCAAAATCAAAGAAACGTGCTGTTTTTGGCACGTTTGTGATAGTTGAATCCTGGTCACCTAATGTAACTGAGGGATATCTACCACGAATCTTATTAAATAGTTCTTCTGCAATTTTATCCAAGTTAATCATATTAATATTTATCTAATAAACGCCTGTTACAAAAATTGGCATTGGCGGATCAAAATCATCATCATCAATGCTGTTTTGACGGAAAGTATTGTATACTCGCGGATCCCAGTCTTTTAATACTGCCATCATACGTATATTTAACAATACAGCACTAACAAGATCGTCTGTTTCACCCGTTTTGGCTTTATAACTTGTACCACTTGCTACAAAACCTTTAAGTTCTGATATAAGTGCTTTACTATGTAACTTCATTTGATCGTTTTCAACCATAGTTTTGAATTTAGAACAAGCACTAATCTTTGATCTGTGTGTTGTGTTAAATCCTTTACGGAATTTTCTTATATGTCCTTTTCTAATAGGCTCACTTACAAACAATCCTGGTATATTTTCCTCTCCAATATCTTGAACAACAAGTAATGCCGCTTCACCAATAGTGTTATTTTCAATACTCCAATATATATTGTTTGCCGCTGGTGCTTGGCATTGGTCATTAATATAATTACAAATATCTTTTAAAATTCTTATTTGCTGTGGTATTGGTGAAGTGTTGTGTCTCCATTCTGCAACTTGTTGATAACTTGGTAATTCAAATACTTGAATAGCGGCATAATCACCACCTGTCCCCATACTTGGATCAAGACTTATACAATATGTTAATTTAGGATCAAGTTTTTTATACCAACGTACTTGGCCCATATTTTCTAAAGGATCAACTCCTTCTAAAGTTGCAAGTTTTATTGAATTAATAAGTGTTTCGTCATAGACTAAGAATTCACAACCATACTCACGACGGAATCTTTCTTCGCCGATACGTCCTATCTCTGCTTTTTTCCATTCTTCATTTCTGTCAGGGTGTTCGTCCCATGCAACAGTAAATCCATGGAAGCCGTTTATACCTACATCATTTTCATTTCCGTTTTCGTCAAACTTGTTTTGACTTTCTTTCCAAATAACAGCAAACGTGTCTTCGTCTGAGTTTGGTGTACTTGTAATAATAGCACGACCACCTGTTGCCAGTGTAGGTGATATTGAAGTCCAAAACTCTTCCGCAATGTTAGGATTCACAAATGCAAACTCATCACAGTACAGTAATGATATGGACATACCACGTCCTGTATTGCCTGTTGTGGTAGCACTAACAATACGTGAGCCGTTTTCAAATTCAAGAGATCCTTTGTTATAGTTTACCACACCTGCTCTAATATGATCAGGACACATTTCATAAACATATCTAATACGTTGCATAATTTCTTGTGCACCTGTGTATTTGTGTGCGGCAATTAGTACAGTTTGGTCCGGGTGAAACATAGCATACCAAGCAAGATAAACTGCGGCACAGGTTGTTTTACCTGTTTGTCTTGGTAACATATTAACATTGAATCTATGATTGTGATAACTTTTCATCAACCCCACTTGGTATGTGTAAGGGTCAAATAATAGTTTACCTTTTACTGGATGTTGAATATATGCAAAATTTCTTGCAAAATGCAAGTAGCCAGAATTAGGATCCATACACTGTTGTAGATCTTCAATCTGCTGTTGTGTAAATCTTTCTCTTGTATGTGCCTTTTTGGTTAAGACACCATCTAAACTTTTATTTGCCATACTGTTAGTATTTACTCAAAAAAATAGGCCCCGGAGGGCCTATTTGAGTTTCTTGATAATTTATAGTTATTTACAACCGCAGTCGTCACATGGTGCTTTGCACTCGCAATCGCCGCCGTCGTTACAACTACAGCCTTTGCCTTCTGACATATACTCTGCTAATCTTGCTGAAAGTTCTGCCTTAATTTCATCTTCAAGTGCCATTGGATTATCTGCGCCTGCTACTTTTGGATATGCTTTCTTTTGGCCTTGTTCTGAACCGCCTGACAAATCTTTTGTCATATAATGTTGATCTTGATATTTTTCATCTGGTTCATTTTCGTAATCTTCTGCTTCAATATCTTCTGCACATCCTGAATTGCCTAAGTGGACTTTACCACAAATTTTGCATGGCTCTTTTTGCATACCTGGCTTAAGGTCATCCATGTCATCTTTTTTGCTGTCCATGTCATCATCGCCTTTAAACATATCACGCATTCTTGCCATGTCATCTGTTGGATCTGGTGGACCCATAACTGGCATAGGCTCAATTGGCATACCTTTTGGTGCAGGAATATCTGCAATATCTTTTGCTGGTTCAGCACCTTTTAGTGCCTGCATTAATTTAATAACATCTTCTGCGTTATCGCCTGACATATTAATTGACGCTGATGCCGCTTCGTTTAATGCTTCGTCCAACGCCTCGATTTTTTTATAAATGTCTGTAAATTTCATAATTAACTCCCTATTGGACTTTTACTTACGCCAGCATCTTCCATTTGCTTTTGTTCAGCGTCTGGCTTAACACTCTCTACTGGACTGTTTGTATTTTCTTTTCTAACACTTTCTAATTCTTTAAGTAGGTCCATAACTCTGTTATTGCCTACATCTTTTTGAGCATCTTCTCCGCCCATATCTTCTTTTGTAAGTTTTACTTCATATGGTGTTTCGTCAATTTCTTGATAAACTTCTTGCGGTGCGTTCATATTACGTACCATAATATGTGCTTGTGATTTTCCAATGTTGTAACCTAAATATTCTTGTAATGCTTCAGCGTGTGTAGGATATGTAATTGTTGCTTCATAATAAGTTACTTCTTCATTTTGTAATTGTGGAAAGTCTAATGGACGTTCTTGAATAGGTGTTTTTTTACCTGGAGTAATATTTGTAACCCCAAACTTTTTAAGTGCAACTTCTAATTTATCTGCTACACCTTCATTGTCGCCAGCAACACCAATCTTAAATTCATAAGTTTTGTTGTTGTATGCTTCTGTTAAATATTCGCTGTATTTTTTCATATTATTAATCCTACTACAAGTTATTTATCCATGTTTTTAAGTTTTTCAAGTAAACTATTACGATCTGTAACCACATAACCGTCACCGGAAACTACATTATCTTCATTTCCTGCGTCTTTATCTTGTTTTTCTTTCTTTAATTGCAATTCAACCATTTTAAGTTTTTTGTCCAATTTAGCAACTTTAGCATCAAGGTTAGTTTTAAGCATTTGTCCTGCAACTTCAAATACTCTACCACTATAGCGTGATTCTACATTCATTCCCAAGTCCATAAGATCTTCGTATGCAGTCATAGCCTTAGTTGCTACTTCATTAAGTTCTTTATCTGCCATTTCCCCTAAGCCTTTTACTTGTGGTAATGCCGCAGATATCTTATCAAGTTCAGCAATATTACGCTGTGTTTCTTGATGTTCTATAATTGCTGTTTGTTTTTCTTCTTTTTTAGAATCACTTTTATCTTGTTCGATAATTTCTTTACTCTCAGGCATATTAAGTAATTCTTCTAATTTTTTAGTCATAATTTGGATCCGTTAACTGCTACTATTATTTAGCCTATTTTCTTGTTCCGGAATGAAAAATGTCTTTCTCAGTAACTACTCTAAAGTACAGTCCTTTATCTTTACACCATGCTTTAGCCGCTTCCCATTTTGCCATATTTAAAACAACTTGTGCCTGTTTGTATTTGTTACGACCTGCACTTTCAAGTGTAGTTTGATTGTCTGGTTTTACCTCAATTACTTCTGCACGTTGTTTTCCATTTTTATCTGCATATGCAATAAAGAAATCAGGAACATACACAGTTGCTTTTCCTGTCAATGGATTTCTATATGGAATCTTTACTGCTTCACTGGCCCACTTTGCAACATTAGGATTCTCATCACAAAACTTCATAAATGCAAATTCCCAACTACTTCTATACAAAGGAGTCTTTCTTCCTATATACTTGTCTGGATTTTTGAGGCTGTAACGTCCTTGTGCAAACTTGGCCATGTTACACCTCTATGTTTCGTGATTCAGTCCTATTAGCAGTGTTATCTACTTTGTAACCTAATGTAGAAATTTTTTCTCTATTGTAATTTAATACTTCGGTTACTACACTACTTAATTGTATTTCATCTTGTTTCTTAAGTGTATCTAATAATTGAAAAACATTTACATTATCTAATTTTGCTTGTTGCATAATAACAGTTCCAACTGATATAGAACTTTGTCTGCTGAAACCTCGGCTTTCAAAAAAACCTATAACAGCATCTACTTGGTTACTTGGAAAACTAATTTTACCTGTAAAGTATTGATTAAAAAATTCTTTTACTTCAGAAGCACTATCAGTTTTTGACTGTCCTGGTACATTGTTATTCATTATGCGTTCCTTACAATATTTGCTAAGTTATTTAATGTTTCACTATTTTGTGCCGCTTTAAATGAATCACTTGCAGAATTCCATGCACTGTTAATTGCACTTACTGTAGCATCACCACCTGCTTTTAAATGAGTCTTTTTGAATGTAGTTGCTTTTGTTAAATTATCTAATTGTTCAGGATTGTTTGCAAGTTGCGTTGCTATATCTGCAACACTTGTTGTTTGTGCTAAGTTAGCAATATTTGAAACAACACTTACTCCAGCAACTGCTTGTGTTAAAGAAGTTGCTCCGTTTTTCGGAAAAAATGAATTAGCAACACCACCAACAGGTGCACCACTAATATCGCCTAATGCACCTTTGATGATTCCGAACCCTTCTTGTCTTAATCCTTCTGATGATAATGTTTTTGCATTTCTAACAGTGTTAGCACCTTTTAAGATTGTTCCTAAAAGTGCTCCTGGAGAACTAAATGCATTGCCACTTGTAATATCATCAAACACATCTGCCGCTCCTGCCGCTACACCACCTTGTCCAAATAGACTTGATGTTCCGCCTCCACCCAGTGTTAGCGGAGAAGGTGTTTTATCATAGTGTTCAGTTGCAAATCCTTTAGGAGCCGCGCCTTCTGTTACTGGTCCTCTTGAATACCAAACAGTTTCAAATGCAATTGACATTGTACTCTGAACAACATCATTTACAGACTGATCCATTGTATCATGTTGCCAACTTTGTATGATAGGATTTACAAGTGTAAATGCTGTGTAACGCTTTCTTGACATTTGATAAACTATAATACTTGAAAAGAATGGTGCAAAACTGTCATTATCAAAACCATAACGATACTGTTGATTAGATGTTCCATAAACGTTTGCTCTGTTGTAAGCAGAGTTTGTTGCTTGTGGTGCACCTGCTTGGTCAACTGATGCATAGTTTCCGTCTTTGTAATAATATCTATAATATGCTTCCCACATTGCTGTAGTTAAGCCAAAATTATCATCATGGAAAGCAATGTTACATGGACTGTAATCTATTCTCTTTTGTAAAACTCTTTTTCTATTGTATGCGTGTTTAGTTTCAGTTGTAATATCAAATTTAGGTAAGTCAACACTTTTAACAAGCATATTAATTGTATTACTATGTTTAGTTGTTAACTGCGGAATAATTGCCGCCGCATCTGGATTGATATTAAATGCTACATGATAAAGAAATTTTTGTTTAGGTGCAAACTTAAATGCATCGTCAACATATAATCTTGCCGCGTGTTGGAAATCACCAAGGTTACCCTTTGGATTTAATGCACCTTGTGCTAAGTTATTGAGGAATGGTGTTAATTTATTTGCCATACTAATATTTATCTAAATTATAATATGGGTAGATAATAAAAAAGGCGCCGAAGCGCCTTTTTGTGTTTTATGCAATAAAACTATTATGCACCGCCACCTGTTACAAGTGTATTGACTGTTCTGCCTACAGCAGTACCAATACCTGTACCTTGTGGAGTTTGAATTGCGTTATCGTATCTGATGTTAAGTGCAACAGTTACTGGATCGTTTGTCGAGTAAGACAACTGATTGTAGTTTGCACTCTCAAGATAACAACCGTACAATTCAAAAGTCTCTAAAGTCGTTGCTGTATTTGCACCGTTACCACCATCTAAAATTTCGATTCTTGTAACGAATTTGTAATCTGCACCTGATGCCGCACTTGACTGTTCGAAGAAGTCGAACTGTTTCTGTAACTGTTCGCCAACAAGTTTTTGAACGTTGTTGGATACATCTTCACGTAAGTTAAGTGTGATTGGTTCCCAAGTATGTTTACCTGCAAGATAAACCCTTGAGTTATAAACATCTAATGTAATCTGTTCGAAAGATACGTTAGGTCTTGTTACGTCAACTACTTGTTTTGTTAACTCTGTAGTTGGAGTGGATACACCAAAGTTTTCAAGCGATACCCTAAAGCGGTATTGCAGTTTTGGCATTAACAAACCTTGAGTGGAAGCACTTGCGTTACTATCCAAAGGCACTGTTAATCTTGAGAGTGATGAAATTGCCATTATTTGCTCCTATTAATATTATTTATCATATTATAGTCCCGCTATCTCGCCAGTGTTTTTAAGTCTTAGTGGAATGTAAATAAATTCTACTGCTTTCACTGGTTCAATCGCTATGTCTACATATAACTCGTTTCTATCAATTCTTGAAGGTGTGTTGTTTGATTCATCACACACTACCAAGAAATCATATAACGCTCTTTGACCTACAAGTTCTAACATTAAACTATCTACTTGTTGTTTAATCTCATCTCTTGTGATCTTATCGTTTGGTTCAAAGATATAAGGTTTAGCAAGTTTGTTTAATTGTGATCTTAAGTAAATCACAAGTCTTGCTACGTTAATTCTATCTAATGAACTTGCGTTTCTTGCTCTTGTTTTTTGACCAAAGTTTACAAGTCCAGCACCAGTTAAGAATGTAATTGGGTTAACTGCATTGCTGTACAATGTATCTCTTTGACCTTCGTTAAGAGCAACTGTTTTAAATTCACCTTCGCTATCAATGTAACCTGCACTTGATGCATTAGTAATTCCACCACGTCTTGTACCTGCTGGTGCAAACCATGGATAAGAAACTTGATCGCTTAGTGCAATAGTTCTAAGTATACCATGTGATGCTGGAACAACTACGTTGTTACCTGCGTTATCACTTGTGAATAAACTTGGATAAAAGATACCTAAGTATTCATCATTGGATACTAAACCGTTATCATTATCTTCAACTGCACCTGCAACGTTAGTTGCCCAGTTGTTTAATGAAGTTGCATCTGGTGTTAATCTGAACGGAGAGTCACCAACGATAAACGCTGTTAATCCTCTGTCATTGTTAAGTGAAATCATTTCACCAATTAGTTCTGGATAGCCTGGTGTAGCCATTAAGTTAAAGATTCTTGATTCGTTATCTCTAATGTCTTGGTTGCTATTCATTAATGCTTGTAACGCTTGTACAATAACTTTACGCTGTGCCTTACGACCAAATGTACCTGAACCATCTTCTTGGTTTGCTGATTCAGTTACCCATCTGTGTGGATAGTATGCGTCCATTGATGCATCGTTATCTCTTGGATTATCTTCTGCTGTATCAATGTAGTTACGTACAAATTTCTTCACGTTAAATCCGCTT